CGCCAACTGTCAATGTAATAACTGTTCCTTCTCCTATTGTAAGTGGTGTTTCTGCACTTCCACCACCTCCTGAAGATTCTGTTGAATATGCTGATCTATAACCACCTGCCCCACCCCCACCGCCAGTTCCAGATCCGCCTCCTCCACCTCCAGCAATAACTAAATATGAAATAGTTGTAGTTTGTGGAACTTCATTTGTAACATCATCATCTGAAAAAGGAATCCAACCTTTTGTTGCACCTGAATAAACTAATTGTACTGATTGACCAGAAGTATTGTATTCTGGATTTGGAGAAGTATATCCTTGAAAGTTTAATGAGTTTTGATTTAATGTTAATTTGTTTGTTCCCCATTTTCTTGCATAATCGGAAAAAGCTAAAACATCACCAGCAGTTGCAGAAGCTGGTAGTGTGCAAGTAATTGCATTTGATGTTGTATCTACAAAATATCCTTTATTAACTACTGCTGTAAATGTTGATGCAGTTTTAACAGAGGAATCCCAAGATAAACCAGAAGCAGGAGTTATGAATGACAATACACCAGAACCATTTGTACTTAATACTTGTCCATTAGTTCCGTCAGTTGCAGGTAAAGTAAAAGTTAAATCGGCAGATAAAGAAGCTGGTGCTGATAATGAAACATAATTAGTTCCATTCGCTGTGGCTTCTCTAAAACGAATCTCTTTTTGATTATCTATAATTAAATTTACTGTTGAAGTAGTTGCTGAATCTGAAAGTGTTAAAACTGTACCTGTTGCAGTTGTTGATAGTCCAGTAATTGATACTGTTGAATCTAACCAATTAACTGTGTTAGCAGAATGGTCAATGGTTGCTAAAGATATATCATCAGCACCATCATAATATTTTAATGTAGGTGTAGTTGCAGAAGTTGTGTCCAACCAAAGTTGTCCTGCGACAGCACCAGTTGGTCTTGATGTTCCTGAATTTGTTGTTTGAATTGCTGATAACGCATTATTAAGATCGCTTCTAAAAGCTGGGAAACCTTGATTCGCTATATTATAATCGTGTTGTGCCATAATCTACCTAATATCTTAGTTAATAACCTTTTGCAATATAATCAAAAGTTTTACTTATTCCAGTACCACCACTATTTTTGAAAGCCAAATCAAAACCATTTATAGTTTTATTTGTTAGCAAGTGATAATCACCAGTAGCTAATCCTTGTGCAGTAATACCAACAGCATAATTAACAGAATAAAAAGGATTTGTAAATGAAACTGTGTAAGTGCTAGTGCCTGAACTTATATCATTACCACTAAATATTCTATCTGGCATATCAATAGAAACTGATAAAGCACTAATAACTGGAGTAGATGCTAAGTCAAATGATCTTAAAAATACTCTAAACTTGTAATATCTTGCTGTGTAATCTCCAACTACAAAGTTTCTAAAATCAGTATAAGTTATGTTGTCATTAGATAATGCAATTTCTAAATGTGCATTACAATTAGCTGGAGTATCTCCATCAAAGTTAGAACCTGCGTCATCAAAATCTCCAGTTCTTAAATCAAATAAATCATCTAAGTTGTCTGAAGTTTGTGTAATAGAAGCAGTTACTCTTGAAGTATGAACTGCACCTATATCTATTGGATTTGCAAATACATAGTTACCTTCTGAGTATAGATCAAAAGATGTAACACCAGAATCAAAGAAAGAAGTTGCTGAATCAAAATTACCAGTTGCAGAATCAAATAGTTCTGATGAATCTAATCTTAAAGTTCCTTCAGAAACAACTGTTTGATTTTTAGTTCCTGAGAATGTTGGTGATTCTGTTTGTGTTGCAACAGCATTGTAGTTTCCTATTGCAGTTACATTAGTTGCAATAATTGTTTCATTAGAAGAATAGTTACCATTTTTATCAATAGCTTTAATTAAATAAGAACCTACTCTTGCTGGAACTGTAACTGAAGTTGCTGGTCTTGCAACCTTTTCAACTAAAGAAACTGAGTTAGCCCAAGAAGCACCACTTGTCTGTGTTGAATATCTAATTTGATAATAAGCTAAATCTAAATCTGTAATTTGTTGCCAAGATAAATGTGCATCTCCACCAATAATGTTACAAGAAAAATCTGTTACATCAGAAGGTGGTGCTATTCCACCAATAATAGTTCTTGTTGCAGAAGTATAAGATGATGATGCACCTAAAGTATTAAACGCTTTTACTCTTACGTTATAAATTAACCCATCAATTACGTTTAATATTCTTTGCTTTAATCCTTTTCCTTGCCCAGCAATAATATAATCGGTAGCTGTACTTAATTTATATTCTACTTGATAATAATCTACAAAAGAATCTGGTGATGCACCTATTGTCACATCTAAAGCAGTTATAACAACTCCATCAGAGTATTGAATTAATTGGTCGCCTAAAGTAACTGAAGCTGGAGCAGATACTGAAAAAGGATTCGGTAATATAGTATCAGCTATTGTTGGTGCTTCCCCTTTTGATTCCCAAGTATAAAAATTATCTTGATGTTCTTCTAACCCTAAAGTTACCGTTGAATCTGAATTAATAGTTAAAGACATAACTCTAAATGGTTTCACACTAAAACCTGCTGTGTCATAAGTTGCTGTCACAATATCACCAATAGATAAATTAAGTCCTTCGGCAGTTACAGTTACTTCAGCTTTTAAATTGTTTCTTGATCTTTTTAATATGTTTTCACAAATTTCTTCTGCTTGGTATGAAGATGTTACTTGCGTCATATCAAAACTTCTTTCAAGTAATGTTCCGTTATCTTCAGATAACATCGTGGCGTGTTGATCTCCTACTGCTAATGCAGAATCATCAAATGGCGGATATGAAACTGTATCTGATTGATAATCTTTTTCTGGATTAATATATGTTCCTATCACACGATTGTATTTTTCAGACTTGCTTTCACCTTGTATTTTAACTTCGCTTACAACATTGTCTTTAGTTAATAATAATTGTGATGAACCAGTACCCTCAATAATTATTTTATATTTACCCTGTGTGTAATTAAAGATTGCTCTCATAGGAACTAAGAGTTCTCTAACGTTCTCAATTAATTTCTTTTCAGTATCTAATACTGCGTTTGTTTCAAATAAGTTAATATTAGTTGCCGAACCAGTATATGGTGTTACCTGAGTGTCGCAGGTGTTTGCAGAAGTTTTAAAAGAATCGTAATTAGTTTCAAAAGTAGAATTAGGTAACCCTTTACCATATCTGCTATTTCTTAAATAATCTAAAAGAACTAAAGATGAATTATTAGAATAAGCCCAAGTAGAAGCTGTATCTTCTCTATGTGATCCAGAACCACCTTTTGTTGAATCAAGTCTTGGATCGTAAATTTTTTTACCTCTAACAGTAACTCTAACTTCAGGCAAACCACTAAACGCGTCTTGGTTATATTTGAATCTTAAAGCAACATAAGCAAGACCAGATAGCTTATGGTCTGATGTCCAGCTAGTTGTTTCATCAAGTAAAGAAGAAGTGGGTTGATTATCTAATCCAAAAAATCCTTGAATAGATATTAAAGATTGACCGTCTTTATAGTAATTAGTATCTGAACTACTAACTTCTGTTAATGTTCCATCTGTTAATGAACCATTCCAAACTACTAATTTATCATCTACATAAACTTCATCTATCGCAGTAATTCCTGAACCACCACCTTCGCATAAAATACCTGCTACATAAAGATATTGATTATCTGCACCTGAACTTTCAACAAAGACTCTAGTTAATCCAACTTGTCTTTTACCATACACAATAGGAATAGGATTGTTGTTAGAGTCTTTACTTAATGTAACGCCTTTAGCTTCTTGTTGCCTTGAAAATTTTGGTGCGTTAGGTGCAAGTATATAACTTATTGCTGTAACAATAACGAATTGAATGATTGCTGAAGTTATGGTTGCTGGATCTGCTTTGTATAATGATACTATGTTTTGATTTAATGGATTGCCAAATAATAAATCAATAAAATTAAATATTAAACAAACTACTAAAAATGTACTTGCTAATATTTTAAAATTAATCTTCATTATCTGTGAACGTGAAATTGTCTTTTAAATTTTTCTGATCTTCTATAAATGTTAAAATTATCATCTGATCTAATCCATTTAATAGATTCATTTACTTCTAATTTTGGTTTAAAATATTCTTTAGTCCAAGTCATTATTTCTTTTGCGTGGCTTTTAGCTATAACACCGATAACCCAAATATTTTTACCACAATTCCATTCATTAGCTTTTAATTTGCCAGTTAGTTTGTATCTATGTTCAACTATATCATTTAGAAAAGCCCAATTTGTATAACCAACATCTTCTTTTCCAACTCTATGAATTTGGTATTGATCTAAATTTAAAGAAGGAGTTATCATAGTTACTAATCTCTCATAAGTATAACAGTCATATTTCGGAAACTGTCTGTATAAATGAACTATTCTATATAAATCATTCATTAAGCTGCACCCCATTTAATCTTTTGTGCAGTCTTACTTGCAAACTCCATACCTTTATCATTAGGGAAATAAAGTTTTTGTGTGTTGTCAGCAGTTCTTCTTCCTGAAACTTTTTCAAAATCTGCCCAATGTGAAGATATAATAACATTAACAGAAGAAGTAGTTGCATTTTCCTCTAATGTAAAACTTGATATTCTTCCGTCAAATAAAAGAAATGGATCTGTTATTAAAGCCTGTGAATCATCTAAGAACCCTCTATAAACTCTTGCTTCTTTATTCATATAGTTATTATTTAACAAAAGACTTATGATTGTTGTATCTGCGCCTGAGAATTTAAGACTTAATGTATTTACTGCAACATCAGCATTTTCTTGTACTTCTGAACTCCCTAAAAATAATGATGAAGCTGTGTATGTGTTTCCACCGTATGTTAAATTTTTATAATGATCTGTATAATAAGTACCTGTGCTTATTCCTAAATATACAAGTTCTACTGGGTTTAATTTATTTGTGGCAATTTCCGCTATGACACCTGCACTTAATGATCTTGTCATTACAGTACCTCTATAAGATCAACTTCGTATTGGAAATAATTTTCTGTGCTAATATTAAATTCTTGAATATTTCCAGTTAATCCAACAGTAAAGTCTACATTAGAATAAATTAAAACTGCATTGTCAGATACGTTTGATCTTAATGGTGGTTCAAAAGTTAATGTTCCTTGACCAGAACCATTAGATGATACATCTGCCATAACCATATAAACTTTGTTCTGACCGGTAAATCTAAAATAATCTCCAGCTTTAAATACTCCTGTTGTGCTATTAGCCATACCATCTATTGAACAAGTTGTAGCACCTGCACTAATCGCACCATTAACCGATATAACTCCTGAAGCGACTCCTAGTGGAGAAGATATTGTGGGTGGAGAATAAGTGAAAGATTCCATTTGTGATCTTTGTTTCATTATAAAAGCATTAATAGGTGCAAATTCAGTTCTTGTCATAATGGGGAATCTAACTGTTATTCTAAATCTTTGTCCATCTATTTGTCTAGCCTGTCGTCTGCCAGAAGCAGTCGTTGTTACAATAGTATTTTGATTAGTAGATATTGCTACACCACTTGGTGCTGGACTTGAAGGGAATGTTCCACTCATACAATATTAGATTTTCCTTTTTGATTAGCACCCTGATTAACTAAGTTAATTATAGTTGCTCTATTATCAATTAATAATTCTTTTATACCTCTAACATCATTTGCTTGAATATTAAATGTTATATTCATTCCACCACCTAGATCATGGTTAGGCACAATAGTTCCGTTTGAAGAAGGAACAAATAATTCTCTACCACGTTCTCCAACTGTGATTGGCATACCACCTCTAACAGCACCACCTTCTGCGTAATCTGTGTAAATAGCATCTCCAGCATTAGCACCACCACTAAAGGCACTCATTCCAATATTTATTAAAGAACTTAAAAATCCACCACCACCACTACTGCCACCACCTAAAGAACTCAGTATAGAAGATAGATTTTCAGCTAAAGAACTTACAATTTCACTTAAATTTTTGCTTAGTGAATTAAATATTTCACTTGTGAATGTTCCTATACTGTCAAATATAGTAGATACTGAACTTAAAACAGTATCAAATGTTTCTTTTAGTTTTCCCCATAATGTTTCAATAATTTGTGTTAATTGTTGTTTAGCCATTTCTTCTGGTTTAACTTCTTGTGTTGTCACTTCTCCATTAATTTCTTTTTTAAGTTTGGCTTGTTTTTCTAATTCTTTTGTTTTTAAACTTTCTGTGTATAGCTGTTTAATTCCTAAGATAGATGAGATTTCATCTAAAGCTAACAATGCTAATTTAATTAAATTTTGTTCTATCAAACCTGCAAGAATTTTAACTAATAAATTTTGAGCTATCTCTCTAAAAGACATTTGCAAACTTTTTCCTAGCACAACTGACTCTGCTAATGTTTTAGATACATCTTTTATTCCAGTTGCTACACCTTTAGAAATAATGTCTGATATTTTTTCAAAACTTTCTAACACTTTTAATAAATCAATTGATGTAGTTGAAACTATTTCTTGTAATTCAGTAGCTTTAGGAGTTGCTTTCGGTTCATCAGGCAATTTACCTGTTGTAACAGCCCTATCAGATTCAAATGTATCTCTTGTCATTAATGACTTTGATCCTGCATTACTAATTTTTTTTAATGCTTCCCACGCTTTAGTTGCATTATTTAATTGTTTCGTTAGCCAAGAAAATGCTGGTGTTAAAGTGTCATAAACTGTGTCTGCCATACTCTTTAATGGTTTTAAATAAAAACTAAACATTTCAAAAAAATCAAACATCACTTTATTTGCTGTACCGGCAATAAAAGCTACTACATTAATTACACCAACAAGAAGATTGCCAAGAAATTGTAACAAAGGTTTGTTTCTTTCAAATCCTTCATTTAAAGTATCAAAAAAATAATTTAATGAAGTTGTTTCTCCTATTTCTGCAAGTAGTTGTTGTGTGCTTTTTGTAAATAAATCCATTCTTGTTGAAAGGTTATCAACTCTATTACTAGCTTGTTTTGCCCTTTGTTCTAACCCAACTAATAAAGCGTCAAGAGCAATTTTAGCAGTTGTTGAACTATCAAATAATTTATTTACACCTTCTCTAGAAATTCCTAATTGCTTTTGTAAAATGTCATAAACTGGAATATTGTTTTTAACTAATTGTGTTAATGTTTGCGCACCTATACCAGCATTTTGAGCCCCTTTAGCAAATAAGACTACTAAATCATTTAACGTATCTAATTTATTAGTAGCGTTTCCTGCAACTGTGGTAAATGTTGTTAGTATTTTTTCTGTTGGTTGAACTCCATTTTGGTATAAAGTTAAAAATGCTTTAGTAATATCCTCTACTGAAAATTGTGTTTTTTTAGAAAACTCCGTTAAATATTTAAACGCTTGTGTGCCTTGTTCAATTGAACCAGTTGCAGTTATTAAATTTGATCTTAAATCTTGAAATGTTTTAGTGGCTTCTATTATTCTTTTAGTTAAAACAACTGCTGTTACTGTTGCAAATCCTATTACAACATTTTTTAATGATAAAAAACTTGTTTGTGTTGTATCTGTTTCTTTACTTATTCCAGTTAATGATTTCTTAATATCATTAAGTGCTTTTGTGGCATTATCTATTGCGGAGATTGTTATTTTTACTTGCTGATCTGCCATAATGTAATTTTTCTTTTTCTGCCTTCACTTTAAAAAACGCTATCCAATAATAAAATTCATCTTGTGTTAGCAAGAGAACTTCTTCCACACTTTTTTTTAATTCCTGACCAAGAGCAAGTATAGAATATAACTCTGTATCAGTTCTTACTTTTTTTCGGCTTCTTCGTAAGACACGCCTGACAACATTTCTGTCGCTACTTTAACTATAACATTAGCATCAGCATTATTCAATAATGTTAGCTTGTCATCAAGTTTAAATATTTTATTTCCTTCACCATCTTTTGCTTTAAGAACGATAGCGTCTACTAATACTCCTAGATCATCATTCTTAGCACCTTTAAATAGGTTTCTTTTCTCACCTAAAGTAAATGGTGAACAATATATTATTAAAGGTTTGCCTTCCTCGCCCCATTCAGCTACCTCAATCTTTTTAATGCCTAAAGATTCAAACTGTGCCTTCACTCTATCTATTACTGCCATATTCTTCCTTTTCTATTTAATTAATTAATTAGCTGTTCCGATTGTTACTGCACCATTGCCTTGGAAAGTAATTTCTGCTTCTACCATTCCATCAAAAGATGCACTTACATTATATCCAGTTACTATCGCATCAACTGCGTAAAACTTATCACCAGTTTGATTACCTTCTGGAAATAAATTTAAAGTGATTGATGAACCAACTGTGCATAATAATTGTCCAGCATCAGCTTCGTCAAAAAATACACTTGCTGAACCTGAACTACCTTTTAAACCTACTTTGTAAGTTCTTACAGCATCACCCATTGAAGTATCTTCAATAGTGTCTGATGTTTGTTCTAGTGTATAGCTTCTTAATTCACCTAAAACAGTAGAACCAATTTTAATTGTTCCTTCTGAGCCAGTATGAGTTGCCATTTTGTTCTCCTTGTTTGTTTATATTAAGGTGTGCCAGAAGTGTATTGATACATAACTCGCACTACCATTCTGATTCCACCTATTGGAAACAAAACTCCTTCATCAGTAGATACTTCTACTATTTGAGTTTGTTTTGCATACCCACCTCGTGTTCTATCAGAATCCAGTCTAGTTTCAATCGTAGAAATTAATTCATTTCTTTTTGTGTCAATATTTGTTGGTGTACCTTTAACAAATCCAATGATTACATAATCAACAGTAGCTTGTCTTGTTATTGTGCTTGATGTCATTGTTTGATCTGATCTAGTTTCATTACCAGTTTGAATAAAACAAGCTGGATATTGTTGTTCAGATAATTCATCTACATTAAAAGGTTCTCTAGTAATTTTTTTAATTGTAATGGGTGATGTACCAGTAGAAATTGTAGTAATTATATTACTGGCTATATTTTCTCGTTTGCTCATATTCTGCTTAATTTAGTATATTCTTCCATAAATTTATTTTTAAGTAATGGTGCTTCAGCATCACCTATTGCAAAAAATTTTCTTTTTCTTTGATTACCCATAGCTTTTAATCCTTCTCTTATTGCTGTAAAATAAACTTGTGCTTGTGTGGGTGAAGATTTTTGTGTCATATTAGATAACATCTTACCTGAAAAGAATAAATCTGGTTTAGTTGGCAACTGTTTTGCTTCTCTTATTTTTCTATATTCAGGAGTATATTTAACAAAGTCCATTCCATTAAAATCTTTTCCTTTAGCTGTTCTTCTTTTAATTAAGAACATTAAAAATTCTGCAGTTCTTCCTAATGACTTTTGAACTATTGAAGGTTGTTCTCTAATTTGTTTTTCAAAACCTTCAACAATTTGTAAAACATTACTTTCAATATTTAATTTCATCTAATTAATTTGAGTCTATGATAAGGTGCTTTTTCTGCATCTGCTACTGTATTAGAATCATCAGCATCATATTCAACACCATCTCTAAGTATATCTTCAATTTCACTTGCATACATTTGCTGATAATGTTTCATCATAACTTGAAATCTATCAGGATTATCATTTGAATTAAATTTTGTAAGTTGTGGACACGCATAAAAACCTATTACTTTAAATACACTTGCTCTTTTAAATTGGGCGTCTGTTAATAGTGTTGCGTCCATTTCAGTTGTGTTTAATATTGCTATATCTCTATAAGTTTCTTTTGAATAAACTGGAAACCATTTAATTCTTAAATCTCTTTCAATATCTGCTCTTGCTTGTGCGTGATAATCATTTGGAGTTGTGAATGATGAAATACCAAAAGTTAGAATATCTGGTTGGTAAAATGTTAAATCTGTATCAGTAGAGAAATTAGCCATAGTTAGTCCTTTATAATATATTTTCTTCTTAATGTTCTAGGAGAAATAGATGCAAATATTTCTGCTTCTGTTCTCTCTAGGTCTTTATCAAATCCATAATGTGTAGTTGATGTGTGTTTAAACCTATCTACTAGCACATAACGATAAACATAATCCTTATTCTTAAAATGAAGAATTGTTTTTGGATTGTCTATCTGTTTCATAATTAAATGGTGGGGCTTTTACACCCCACCTATTATCTTAATTAGATAGTAGTATCAGTTATTACTGCACAACCATAAGATTCTTTAACTGCACCTTTACCATAAGTGATAGAAGCTACAATTTCAGTTGCTCTTAGAGAAGCATCTCTTTGAGTTTCAACTTTGAAATCTTCTTTAAGTGCTAAACCTAATGAAGCTGGGTGAAATACTGCACCATAAGCATCATCATTAGCATCTGGAGTAATATTTGCGTTTTCAAATATTTGAACACCAGCTACAGTTCCAATGAAACCATCTCTTAATGCTTGGTTTCCAATGTCAGAAAGTGCATTAGCTGAAGTGTTATAACCAGCTTGAGTTAATGTTTTCTTTAAATTGTAAACTGCTCTTGGGTGGAATACTCCGTAAAGTGGAGCTGGAACATTTAACATTCTTAATTTAGCAACTGCTTTAAAAATTAAGTCTGCGTCAAGTTCTGCTGCCGCCGCACCTACTTCGTTTGTTGTAAATGATACAAACAATCCAGCTAAATCAGTATCAACTTTTTTAGCGATTGCGTTACCAAATAATACACCAATGTCAGCACCAACATTTCTAGATGCAGAAT